ACCGCCTGCTCCTGGGAATACGTTTACCAACTCCAGGGCATACGAAGGATCCATCTGGTCAATGGGAGTAACTAGATCCAAGCCACCTGACGGTGGTGGCATCGTAAAACTCTGTAGCGCCATGTTAAATTATTCTACCACCCAAACTTTCTACCAAGCCTAGCTGCGGGCAAGGATCTATTAGTTTCTTTCCCAACATTCCCGTAATAGTTGCCAACTCCTTTAGCAGTTCCACTGTAATAATCACCAGCTCCTTTGGCTATTCCACCATAATAATCCCCAGCTCCTTTAGCTATTCCACCGTAATAATTGCCTGCGTTAGCGCCAATACCGCCTAGGTATTGACCATAACGATCCATAACCCCTCCGCCGCCTTGGTTTTGCTGTTGCGCCCTAGCCGCTTCCATAGCCGCCCGTTGCGCCTCTTGCTGCTGATTGTACTGGCCCATATCTCGCGCCTGCTGCTGCTCTGCCTGCTGCCGATTGCCGTACATTCCAGGAGATAACCGATACTTTCCCTGCTTGTTAGCGGTCATGTCTTGCTGCGGAGGCTGTGGGGCATTGTAAATTCCCTGAGTTGCGCCTGGAATTGGACCCCTAATATATTCGCCCATGTTAGTAACTCCTCGCATAAGACTTTCGTAGTCTTCTTGGCTCATTGGTCCTTGCGTAGCAGGATACCGATACATTTTATCATTATAAGGGTTTGAGCCGCCCCATAAAACATTAGGGCCACCTCTCATTCGTTGCATTTCCATCTCTTGATCGTACGATTGCTGCGCTTGTTCTTTTGTTCCGTAAACTCCAGGAGACAACCGATATTGTCCCTGCGCGTTTGCAGTCGTGTCTAGTTGAGGGCCACGTTGCCGATTTAGTTCTTGCTCGTAAGCGCTTCTTTGATCCTGTTGCTGCTGCGGCTGTGCCCCCGTAGTCAAACCTTTCTGCCAGTTTAAGCCGTACTTAGCGCCAGTTTGCTCGGCTATGGCTTTATTCCTAGCGTATGCCTCAGAATTAACGTCCATACCCTTTGCGCGGTTAAGCGCTTCCTGGTAACGCCGCATTTCCATAGGATCTCTGCCTATGGACGCTCTGCCGCCACCTGCTTTTGGATCTCTGCCCATTGCCCCTTTAGTTGCCATATTATTCCTTACGCCTTAGCCTTAGTCTTTCCATAAGCCTTCTCCAATGCACCACGCATTGTAGCAGACCCTCTTAATTTGCCTGTATCGTCTCTGTACATTCCCGGCGAAACTCTTTGTACTTTACCTTTTTCAGGTCGAACTAACGCCATGCTGTTTTCTACTGGAACTGTGGGTGCTCCAAATATGTTTTTAATGTTATTAGCATAGATATCATATTGGCCTCGGCTAAACTTATTTTCAGCCATACCTTTATCTATTTGCGCTGTCATAGTCTCAGCGGTCATGCCTTGTTGCATCATAAAATGTTTTATATTAGCAGTAACCTTAGCCGGATCGTCTCCTGCATTGCTAATTGCTGCTTTAATCCACATACCGGAAGCATGTCCTAACATTTTGCCGCTAAATCCTTGACCCGCAACAAGAGTTTTTCCAAGAGAGTCTGCCGTTGCAAATGCGTTTGGGTTAGCGTCTCGAAGCTTATTAAACTGCTTGGCGCTCATTGACTTGCCATCTGCGCCAAAGTCAAAGAGAGAACCGTCAGCCAAAGTGCCTTGATATTGATCGTTAAGAAGCCCGCCTTCTTTTAAGTTTTTTCTAACTTTGTCTCGAAGAGTTTGACCTTGTCCTTTCTTGCTTCCAAATAAAGCCGATCCAGCTACAGCTAAGGCAAGTCCCCCTGCTGCAATCCATCCAACGGGACCAAGCGCTGCTAAGGTCATCATCCCCCCAGCACCAAAAGCTCCAAGTCCCGCAAGCCCTAGACCAACGCCAGCTCCAGCCCCAAGGCCGCCTAAACCAGCGGCTACGTTACGGTCTTTACCTGCCGCCATATCTCCTGTTAATTGTGCGGTTTTATATCCCCCGTAAAGACCAGTGGCGACGTTAAGACCAGGGATAACAGAAGCTCCCAAGGTTCCCGTGGCGCTAGCAGCTCCGCTTGCTAAAGCCAAATTGCCTGCTCCAGAAGCTCCGCTTAACGCTGCGCCAGTTTTGTCCCCTGACTTATAAGCCTGATAAGCCCCGTAAAGCTGCGCCGCTCCAGCCGCACCTTGTGCTACGTTGCCCCAGCTTACGTTACTCATAAACCCAGGATCGTTTAGCGCTTCTGGTGGAACCAAACTTAATTTGTCGCCTGCAAGCGCTGATGTTTGTTGCATCAACTCAGGATTTGCATAATCAAGAGTTGAGCTAATGTCAGGTAAGTTTGAACCGCCAGAAAAAGCATTTACTGGACCTTGGATCGGGCCTCCCGATGTTGGAACCGTAATAGAAGGCGCGTCATATGTTCCTGGAAGCCCCATCTCCTTATACCAATCAGGAGCTGGAAACTTATCCATGCCCCAACCAGTTAGCGCAGTCCCTGCAACCGCACCGCCAACCTGTCTAAGTTGAGCGCCCTGCTGTGCCCTAGCCGCAGCGTCTGCCTGCTCCTGCTTAGTTGGAGGCTTGCCAAATTCCTTGACCATCTCATCCCAAGCAACCTCCCTTGGCCAGCCGTTGCTAGTAAGCCATGCGTAATATAGTTCCTTGTTCTGTCGTGCTTGTGGTGGCGCTGCTTGTATCATATCTACCCATTTCCAAAAGAGACAATCCCGTTATAAGCAAAAATATTGTCGCTTATTTGACCGCCTGCATAAATATACTTGCCTGGATTATCCTTACTAAAATCCTCATTAAGCTGTAATTGGTATCTCGGCTTAATGCTGTCTAGCCCGTGGATCTCTCCAAACTTCTCCATTACCCCAAGCTCTAACGTCTTCTCATTAAAAAGACTAACATCAGTATCAGCCAAAAAAGTGCTATAAGCACCATCGTAAAACGTCCAAAGAACAGTCCCATCCGTTACGGTCCCTGCCGTATGGGTTGGAGGAGTTGCTCCAGTAGTACCACCTAGAGTAGTCTGGTAGTAATTGCCGTTATAAGAGCAATAAGACAATGCTAAGAATGAGGTTGCGGTTATCCATGTTTTAGGCCGAACTGCCCTATCTGCAATATACTCAAAGATAATAATATCCCCAGAAGCCGTTGGCGTAGGCGAGATTAACAACTCGCTATTGCTAACACCACGCAACTGAAAGCGCTGAAGAATAGTAGGATTAAGACCAAATCCGCGTACTTCTGCATAGGCTTGTTCTGTCATCGGACCAAGCAACTTCCACCTGGTTGATGAGTTCCAAAAAGTCTCGTAATGATAAGAGGAAAACGCTGCTGGAAGTGCGTAAGTAGCCTGCCCATTTACTAGCGTAATAGTTCCAGAAGCAAACAATTTGCGCCAAGGATAAGCATCTGCCATTTCTTGATTAATGCGCTGAGTAATAGCTAAAAGCTGCTTAGTGGTAGTTTCTACAGATGCAGTGATATTGGACTCAACAGTGTATCCAGCTTCATTTGCAACATTGGTAACAACACTAAGCAGCGTCATAGTTATGCCTTTTTAGGTCGGCCTCGTTTGCGCGGAGCATCGTCTTCAACAACCCCCTCCTCAGAAAGCTCTTCAACGTCGTCTTCTACCTCGACAGATCGGATCACCTCCCTTTTAGCGGATCGCAAGCTAGTTCCCTCGTTTGCTTCAACCCTTTGCATTAAAAGCTCAACTTGCTCTTCTAACTTCTCTGTTCGCTTTAACTCTCTAGCTAGTTGTTGCCGTAGCGCTACAAACTCTGCTTCTGGAGCACTAGCTGCGTCAATCCAGTCCTTAGCCATCTTAACAAACTTGCTTAGTGGCCCAAGCCTTCGTTTCATTTCGTCATGAGTAACCGCAAGCTGCTCAACGGTCTTAAAGCCAAGGTGCTGCAACTCTCTCATTGCAGACCCTGTTAATGGAGGCCATTCAGATAACGGCGTCCCACTAAGGATTGGCTCGCTACCAGTAGAAAAAGCGCCGTAAAGGTCAGCATACTCTGCCTTGTCTTGTGGCTCTATCTTACGAACTGTCTCATCTCCACCTGGAAATTGAATAGATATAGACGGTATCTCGTCAAAGATTGCCCGCCCTGCCTCTGCGCTCTTGTTTACGTTCTCGTTGTAAGCGTTAAAGAACCGCACGTTAGCGCCACTATAGCGTTTACGCCCCTGCGACCCTCCGTTCATTAAATCGTTCCAAGGTATTTGTGCCATCTAGTTTCCCCTCTATACACGTTACTATTTAAGAATATCACTCTGTAGACATCGGTATCAGCTTCTATTAGTAGTGCCGATATGTTTACAGAGGGAATCAATAACATACTGTTACTGAACTGATATTCCACCGATACCGATGTTTATTCCAATGAACATAAGCCAACCTCCGCTAACAAAGAGCAACAATAAGAGTAGCTGTAGTGCTGGTAGCATATACTCTTGCAGCAAATATGGGTAACAACGTTCCCGCTGAAACTGTTAGCTGTACTGGCACCGTATCACTTTGCGCCAGTACGTTTATAACGCCTGCTCCGCCAACCCACAAACCTCTAACACCTACTAGGTTTGTTGAATCCGATGGAACTACAATGCTTAATTTAGATCCTGAAAACATTGCCCCAGGATTGCTTGGTGTATAATCTGCCATAGATCCTCTAAAAAGGGGGTGCTATACAAGCCACCCCGTAAAGCTAAGTTGCCTTAGTGTGTAGTAAAGCCATCCAATTTGTACTTGACTGGCGAATACACTGAAGACCTTGAAGAGTCGTTACCGTTGTTCCAGTAGCGCCAACAATGGTTGTATTGAGTGTCTGAGAGCTTTGAGCATAAACCTTTATGCTGTTAGCTCCATTGTTCGCAATATAAACAACTTGACCGATTGGACACTCAATAGGCAATTTTACACCTGTACTTGCTGCTGCTGTTCCAACCAAGTTTACAAACGAGGTAAGAGCAAGTGCATCAGTAATAGTGGTGCCTGCTGCTGTTAGTGCTACAGACGAAGACAAAGTTGGAGCCGAAGAAAGTGTTTCAGTAGTTGCTACCAAAGCCAACTCTGCGGGTAATCCCAACCCCATGAGATCATTAAGAAGTGCCATGAAATCCTTTAAAAAAGGGGCTCGCTATACAAGCCAAGCCCCGTTTTGGTTAGTTAAGTGTTAAATAGCCAGTTGATTTCAACTCTACGCTTGCTGCACCCGTTGTAAGGGTAGTAGCAGATACGTTTTTGATTGTTGTCGAACCAGCATCATCAGCCACACCAGCAGCAGCCGTCGTAAGAAGAGGAGTATTTGCAACATACGATGCTGCAATTTTACCCTTAATTCCCTTACCAACTCCACCACCAGCCGCACCACCGATCCATACCCATGCAAACTCATTAATCAACAACGCAACTTGAGCAACACCAACGTGCTGAACAATGGTTGAAGCACCAGAAGTTTCTGCTGCGGTAAATGTGTCTGTGATCAAAACAAATGCGTACTGAGCAACAGCAGCACTTGCTTTAACAAACATCCATGCGCCGTCCGTATCCGACCCAATATCACCCACCCTTGCTGGGACGATTGCTGGATCTGTTCCGTAAGACTTTTTGTAATTAACTCCAAATGATCCTGAACCTGACATAATTCAATTCTCCTTAACTTTAAGTGTAAATTACAGCCTGAAGTGCTGGAGCTGAACAACAGAGGTTACCCTCCACTATCACCACAGTAAACACCGCATCCTGATCAACAGGACGTGACATCTCTGGGGCTAGTGGCTTGAAATCTGCTCCACGAACCATATCAAAGCTGAAATACTTAGTATTCATAAGACGGCATGAGTTTGTCTCTAAAACAGAAGAAGCAAATCCACCGTCAAATACAAAGTCACAACCGTCATAGCTAAGACTACGAAAACCAGCCACAACCTTCTTTGATGGAAGATTAATACGCTGAATTGCAGTCAAAGAGCTATGTAGAAACTTCCAAGCCGCACGGTCCATAAGACCTAGGTCTGGTTGCTCGTCACCACGAACTATTTGGCTAATAGCGTCAGAAACTGCTTCCTGTACGTTAGCTGCTGTTAGTACGGTGTTGATAGCAATGTTCCTTGCCCAAGTGTTAGTAGCACGATCAATAGTGCCGTAAGTACCAGAAGAAGGTGATGTTGAAATCGCCTTCTTGATACCGTCGAACTCTAGTCCTGCTGAACCAGTACCATCACCACGAAGTGATGTAGATACAGTGTTCTTTAGACGTGATACTGCTGCCTTCATCTTAGTTTCAACAAGGTCAAGCAACTGAGCATCGTCACGATTAGCGCGGCGATCACGGCCTGAAATTGCTATTGGCTCATAAGCCTGCTTAATAGCAAATCGAAAAGCTGTGAAATCGTCTATTGCATCAAGGTTGAAAGATGAGAATCCAGCATAAAAACCTCCCTGAGCCGCATCATTGTACATGATAGGCTTACGAAGCTCATATCCACCGCTGAATTTGCGAATTAGACCCTGGTCGTCAAGCGAAGCAAGCAACGGATTGTGGTGTAGCACCTCGTCCGCAATGTTGTCCGATTGATCGAATAAGGTCGCTACTACTGCTTCCTCTAAATTTGGCATATAAGTTATCCCTTAAATTGTTGAGGGATAACTGTATGGCTAATCTCCGCCGGAGAAGCGCCTACGCAAGTTATCCCGTATATCTTTTGTTGCAATGGTGGGTGTACCGCTACCTGCGGAGCCACTAATAGATCGTGAGGCTGCTCTCGCCCTTTGCGATGCTGCCTGTGTAGCCTGCGCGCCCGACCTAGCGGCCATCTTTGAAGCGATGCCGGCGAATGTCGGATTGCCCCCAACCACATAGTTGTATGCCGTTTCGAGTATCTCTTCAGGAGAGCCGTAACGACCAGATTGGGTAAAAGCCGTAACTAAAGGAGCCATTTCAGCCTCTAACTGCGAGGATGTTTCTGGATCTCTGAATAACGGCTTGCTATTCATAAACGACTCTACCACCCTACCATTGTAATACTCAACCGCTTTTTCTTGCTGTGCAGCTTGGACCGATTCAAACTTCTGTTCTGCTATCTGCTCTGCCTCTGCTCTGGTCAAGTATTCGGGCGGTGCCTGGTACTGTTCATAACCTGGTTGCATTAAATCTTGCATAGATAGCCCGTAGCTATCCAGCCAGTCCCTAGCCGTAGCAATAGGGTCTTCTTGCATAGACCTGTCCCAAGCAATAGAGCGCCTGGTAACGTCAGCTATGTTAATCCCGTTCTTTGCGTAATTGTCTCGGTGCTCTCCGACCGCATCGTAAATAGCTGCGTTTTCCTTACGCAGGTGCTCTACTTCCTGCATCTTGCGAGTATAATCGCTGCGTGTCTCGTAAGACCTGCGGTTAGTATAGTCTTGAATAATGTGCATGTTCTCAGGAGTAGGATTAGCCCAAGCCTCCCGCTCCTCCTTCCGCATGTCTGCTGGAGGCACTCGGTGCTGCTGCTGTTGCTGCTGCTGCTGCTGTACCTGGCGCTGCGGCGTTCCGTCCTCTGACTCTTCACCCCTAAGCTCTGTTACCTGTCTTAGATTGCTTTCTAAGGTATCCCGTATAGATACGACTTCCTCTGCATCACGATTTGCTACAACCTCAGTAGATTCTGTCTCGTTCTCTGTATCTTCATCCATTGTTTATTCTCCCTCTTAAGTTATCTCTAAAGCCTTTCATAAACTTCTCTTCACTGCGAGAAGTCTCGCTTGGCGGGACATAGCCTCTATCATAAGCATCGCCTATTTCAATAGCTCCCGCAGCCTTATATGCTTGGCGCAACTTTGCTTTGCTAGTGTAAATTTCCTTAGGGTTAAGAGGGTTTTTAGTGGGTTCCATCTCATCGTGGATGTACTTGGAGCATTTGCCGCTCCCATCATTAAATGGATCATCTTTACCAAACACCCGTTCCCCTAGTGTGCCGAATCGTGACGGCCAGGCTTTGTCTGTCATATCCCCTCTTATCGCCCTATTGGTTTCATAGCTGCCATTGTTACTCGGATCCTCTCTAGCTCATGGTCACTTGCTAATCTGCGCTCTTCCATTAGCTTTTCACTTTCCGACATTTTTATCCGCATCTGCTCAAGCTCTAGCTTGTGAATCCCTAAGATGTTGTTAAGCCGGTTATTCTCCATTGTAACTTCCTGCTTATTTGCCATGCCCTCCGTACTGGACTGCACCTTGAGCATATCAACCTGCACCGCATTAGCCTTAATCTCAAGCTCTTGCTGCTGCATTCCAAGTTGCTGCTGAGCAATAAACTCATCAAACTGCGCTTTCTGCATAGCAAGCTGCATTTCCATCTGCTCTCGCTGCGCCTTCATTTGCTGATCCTGCATATCAAGCATGTTCCTATCCTGGCGGCCCTGAGCCTCCATTTGAACCACTTGGATACGAGTTTGCGACTCCATTTGAGCAATTTGCATCTTAGCCTGCATTTCCTGCATGACTGGGTCTGGAGGCGGCGGTTGCTTTGCTGCTTCCTCTTTCGCCATTGCAATGCCCTGGATTTGACCGAGCGCTTTCTGAAAGAGTCCATCTAACTCCTTCCCTGTCTTAAACCGCCTAATTACGTTTTGGAATAGCTGAAGACTAAAGTCTAATAGCGGAGGGTACTGCTCAATTAAGCTACGCATTTCATTAAAATACGTTCCTGCCGTCCCAATTAGCGCCGCACCCTCTGCCTGCTCTGCTGCCTGGTCCACTGCAACCATAGAGTCTGAAGCAATCACAATCCTATAATCACGGCGTTTATCATTCCTAAGAATGTCCATGATCTCACGCTTCCTCTTGTCGATCTCAACAGTTGGATCAACAGGCGGTGGAGGTGGTGGCATTGGTGGCTGCGGCATTGGTGGCATACCGCCTTCGGGTGCGCCTTCCATTCCCTCGCCTTCGGGTGGCATTGGAGCTTCCTGCGGCTCCTCCTCTGGAATGTCTATAAGTGGCGATATAAGATTGTCAGCATCGCCAACCTCCATAATCGTAGACTCATCAAACTGTGTTGCTATAATAGCGCCTAAGTTTGCAAGCCCGTCACTAATAAACTTAGTAAACTGATTTTGCCTAACAACAAGGCCCATAGAGGACCACTGATTTTCAAGCCTATTAGCCGTAGCCGTCTTGTACTGCTCCGAAGTACCACGCAGCAGATCCGATACCTTAAGAGTTTCGTAAAGCTGCTGTAAAGCTGCCTGCCTAGCGCCCTGTAGTGTCTGCAACGCATTAACATAGACAGAGACATCCATAGTCTCAATGCCGTTCTGAATACCACCACGGCCCTTGTGTGACGGCCAGTTAGTAACAGGAATTAGCTTTAAGTCCCCACTCATGAGCTGCTCTACCTGAGTGCCCATAGTAGAATCATATAGCGAGTTAGTACGAATAGCCTGGGTGACCGCATGGATACGAGTTGTAAGCCGCTCCACCTCTAGGATCTGATCCTTAACATGTGCGTAATCAGATACAGGAATAACACTATCAGGATCAGCACCTTGCGTAATAACGCTGCAAGGATAGAAATTAGGGAACCGTATTGGCGGCTCTCCATGTTGAATAACATCCTTATCCGCACCAACACTCAGCCAGTACACATGCCCCGACGTATGACACCAAATCTCATGTAACTCTGCCTTGCCCTCAAACTTATCCGTATTCCTACGCAGATCCTTTTTAGTTACCTCTGGATACGAATCGTAATTTAAGCTTTCCGAAATCTTCTCCCCGAACAGTTCCGCAGCCTGTACCCTAGACAAGAACGCCCTACGGCTTCGCCACTCTACCTCTGCCTCAGTCCTAGCATCCGAGCACAAATAGTCATTATACTGCACCGCATCCAGTACCGCCTTCTCGTCTACCTTCTTTTCAATCTCTTCCTGAACAAGAAATATGCCACCAGGAGCAGCTTGTAACTTGCTAGTATCGCCTTCATACGGATTGCCCTGATCATCAACAAAACCCCCCTCTGGATCCTGCATTAACGCATACTCAACTACTTCCTTCTCAAACTTTGCAGTATACCTAGCCCACAATACCGCCCTGCCAGTAAGCAATAGCTGGTAAGCCACGCCCATTCCGATAGAATCAAAATCAAAGTGCATGTCCATCGCATACTGCAAATTCCTCTCTGCAATAACAGCGCTCAACTCAAAGGTCGTACTGCCTGCTCGTTTCCGCAGGCTAACCTCAGCTTTTGGCGTAGAAGAGTAATAAGCAGGCAATAAGGTGTTAATACAGTACCACCAGACGTTGATCCGACGCTCCGCATCGTTTAACAGTCCTACCTGCTTCTGAGCATTAAACACACGGATAGACTCTTCCGCCGTTTCCACAAACTTCTTGCTGCGGTCCTCCGCCTTGCTAATCTCACTTTTCCAATACTCCGCAGAATACTGCTTTACCAATGCCCTAGCCTTAATCTTCATATTCTAGCTCTTTTTGCCATGTTACGCATTTGGTGGATATAAGCCTCAAAACGAATTTTGCCTTTATTAAATACCTCAACAGGCTGCTCCCATTTAGCATCTATTAGCCTAGCCATACACAAATAACGTAAAGCATCACAGTTTTTAACCACTAGCCCTCCCTCTATTGTGAAGTTGCCAGTATCGGCTACTCCAAGACAATACACATCTTCTCTTGTGGAGTATTCAACGCTTTTAACTTTAAACGTCTTGCTGTCATCTTGCAGTTTTGGTGGCAAAACTGAGACTTGCGCCGCATGTTCAGCTTTGTTTGATAGCTTTTGCCACATACTTGGCACTGCAACGCTATCATAGGCATCGCCGCAGCAATCCTCTTGGCGTGTTCGCTGTGCCAAGCTCTTCCAGCTATTGAGCCATGCCAAATCTTGGCGGCTGGCATAGCCTTGCCTCTCATAATATCGGCGCTTCGCATCCTCCGTTCTGCTGTCATATGCCCCGACAGATGCTCCTTGCTCGTAAGCAGCTCCAAGTTGTTGATGCAGTTGTTTGCTGGGTTCCCGTCCTTGTGGTGAACGTGATAACCCTTTGGAGGCTTTGGGTTGTAAAACTCCCAAACAATCCTGTGCAACCTCGACGATCCTCGAACCCGCCTTGATTGACTGCTGAAATATTTGCCGCAAAGATAATACCGTATCCCGCAAAACTCTTGGCACGTCGTTGAAATCACTTTTATCTGCATACGTAACGCAGCGTATCAGTTCGCCAGGGTTCAGGCTACCCGCTTGTTTCCACCTAGCGGCCACGCCCATAAATAAATGATCCGGTGTACACTGCACAGAAGTTTCATCCGTAAAAGTAACCACTACAGTCTGAGCATTAAAAGCCGTAAGCCGACAAATAAACTTGTGCCATTTACCATCCGCAGAGAGCGTTTCCCCACTAACGCCAACCAAATCCCTAATCGGCACTAGCCCATTCCGAGTAACAACCTTAGTGCTACCCACGAAACAGGCATGGTCGTCCCCCTCGCTATTAGCATCCTCTGGTCTACGCTTATCAATAGCTAGAGCTGGTAAAGTCTCCAGTAAATATGGGCATGTAGCAAAAATATACAACAGAGCAGGCTTTGCAAACAACCTCCGCCTTATCTGACTCCACCCAGCAACCCTCTCATTGTCCGCTCTTCTAAAGTTTGGATGCTTATATTTAGCAAACACCGTACTAAGCTGGTCATTAATACTTGGACCACCGTCACTCTTAAAAATACTAGGGTCCGCAACGCTTATAAGATCCTCTCCTACCGACGCCGAGGCAATTCTGTTTGCTTGCTCAACGTTGTCGATACCTTTCCCCCACATTTCACGATAGATAATGATGCTACCTTTGGGGTAGGGTACTTCCGTCCCAACATCATCTTTACCGCTACTAACAGCACCCCAGAGAGCAGCGAAGGGACTACGATGGCCCCAGTCATAGCCGAGATACCTATGCCAATGCTTAGGCACATTAAAAGGGGCCACAATGTGACGACTGCTGAACTCAGGAAAGTAACTGCCTTCATGTATTTCAAAATCTCCCTCTAGCCACGCCCTAACCAACTCAGGACTACCAACCATGTGCAGCCTGTCTATATATCCAGGGTCTTGAGCTAGTAATATCTGATTATCATGCACACGACTTGGAACATAGATGTAATCAACCACACCCCCATTCCCTAACTGCTTTTGTAGAATCTTTAGCCCCTTTGGAGCTGGCCTAATAAACAAATCCTTGAGCCATCCATGCCCAACACCGCCAGGATTAAACGTAAGTATAATTTGACCGCCACCCCTGCCTCTTAACGCTCCAAATAGCTTCCAAATAGGACTAGGGTCCGTGTAGTTTCCCGCTTCCTCTATAGCCGCATCACTTAAATTCTGTCCCTGATACTTTTCCGCATCAGCATCATGCGCCAATGGTCTAAACCGTAGCCTTGCCCCGTTAGGAAACGTAAACTGCTTCTTCTGGTCCTGCCAATGAGCGTTTAAGGGTAAATATATCTGCTTTGCTCGCTCTATAAGGTCATCTGCCTGCGGCAATTCCTTACGAAAGAAAATAGCGTTAAAAGCATCGCCAAGCTGTTCCTGCTTTATAGCAAACTTGCCTAAAACACCGTCAGTCTTACCCCCACCCCTAGCACCGCCGTAGCCAATCAGCGTAATTGGGCAATTAACAAGAGCTTCCTGTGGCCCTTTTTGCGGTTGCCACACTAGCCTTTCAGAGTAGTTAGGAGGACTGTCAGAAACGCCGTCTATAATCACGCCTTAACGTCCGGACGGTCGTACATGTACATGCCCTCAGCCGTCTCCACATACGTCCCAACCGTACACTCAGGGTTTAAGCAGCGAGAAGTAATCTCAGAAGGAGTTTCTGAAACAAACTTAGTGCCTAAAGAGCCACAAGCAGGACACCTATCAATCCGATCCTCAGCTACCATTGTCTTCTCCCTCGCTACGCTCGTTAGTCTCGTCGGCCTTAGTTAAATACTTCTGCGTAAACTCCTCCTTGGTCATCGGCCTGTTACTAACTACAGACCGAACCTCGCCCGTGTGTTCTACAACATTTGTCTCATTCCAGCCTAGCTTGGATTTGCATAGGTACATGATCATCGGAACACTACCCTCCTTTGCCGCCTCCATCGCCAATACCGCTATCTGCTTCTGCATAGCTGCCTGGCCCTCAAGATAGTCCTCCTTGTAGTATTTACGAAAGACCCCATCTCTTACCCTCAACGCCGTCATTACAGCGCCTACACCAAGCCCGTAGCTGCCTAAAACACGCGCCTGAGTCGCTATGACTGGATCCTTAATGTGAGATAGCTGGTCCTGGACTAGCCTGGTTGGAGGAGCGGGTAGGATTTCTATTTCATCAGGCATAACGGTGTTATTTATTTTAGGAAAATTTTATATGAGTGGGTAGGTTCGATAGCGGGTACCCTCGTCTCCGTTTTCGGATCGGAAAAGTTTTTCGTTTTCCCTAATAGGGTTTTAGTTGGCATGGATCTTGCATTAGCAAGGAACGTGCCAGGTAAAGATAGGTTATTAGTTTTGTGGTTCTCGTTAACTAAGGATAGTGTAATCATTTCAATATGTTACCTACACTTCTCTAATAGTTTCATGTAGTTACGCAAGGATAGTTCACTCATTCGATACAAGCCAACTACCTCTGACACTCTGTGCCGTTCGTTGCGCTCTCGGCGTGACCATGCGCGCTGTGTGATACCAATGCGGTTTGCCGCTTGCGTTACTGTGTACCCTCGCAGCATCCTTACTTCTCGATATAAACTATGGTCCGGCATTGGTTCGGCATGGGTCCGGCCACCATTGGTCCGCAATTTTTGCATAGTCACTACGCAATTTTTGCATAGCTGATTAGATCGTGTCAATACCCTGCCTAACATCGCACAGTGACGCTACGCAATAAATGCGTACCTTACTACGCAATTAATGCGCACCTCATTGCATAATAATTAAACTATCTTTGCGAATTTGCTTGCATCTTATCGCACCCGATGCGCATACTATATATATAGTCAGTAGCAATTAAGCTGCTGCCCAACGGAGATACAACAGATGACCACAACATATACAGCCACTACCGCCGCCGCTAGCATGATGCGACAAGTAGCTCTTGAATCATTGTTGCGTGCTTACTCTGGCGAGAGAGTATTATCCCAATACGAACACGACAACTTAGGCAGGTTATGGAACGCTTTATCGCCAAGCGGACAAGAGCACTATCGAATCCTAGCCGAAGA